TTGCCGTTGTAAGCCTTGCTTAATGCGTCTGTAACGGTGCCTAGGTCTTTACCTGTGCTAGCGCTAATGTCAAGCGCCTGTTGCAGTAGCTCTTGGCTAAACGTTAAATCACCTGTTGATTGCACCAACGTTGCCAATGCAGGCCTTAACGCGTCATCAGCGGTTGCAGTAGCCCGGCTAAGGCTGCTAATAAACTTTTCGTTAACGTCTATTGCGTCTTGCGTTGCGTCAAGCGTTGACCGTGTAATTACACCTGCTAATTGTTCTTGCGCGGCTGCATCTTCCATAGCGGCCTTAGTAGCCATACCTAACCCGGCTGCTAGGCCTGCGATTGCTGCAGCTGCAGGTAACGCCGCTTTTTGTATTGCAAAACCTGCTTTAGCGCCAGCACCCTCTAACGAATTAAATTCTTTAACTGCTTTGTCAATGCCCTTGCTGTCAAACTCTGAAATAATCGGGATTAAAATGCCCATCAGATTACTCTCTTGCCAACAGCTGCCATTAGGTCGTTAACTACTTCTTGCATGTTTTCTGTGACGTTGGCGCTGTTTTTGTCATACGTAGGCCACATGACGCGCGACGGTTGCCCAAACAATGCGGTTAACGCGTCAGCAAAACGGCTGCCCTGCGCGCTACCGCCGCCACCCTTGCCTGCCATGTCAATAATTGCAGCTGCAGGGTTTTTCTGAATGATGCTGATAACAGACGTAGATTTTTTGCTGGTGTTTACTTTTAGCGTTACGCCTCGACGTGCAGCGGCTTGGTCGTAAGGGAATAATTGGCGGCCTCGCTGTTGCCAGTTGCGTGCCATGCCAGACAATAAACGTGCCGGGTATTGCGCTTTCATTGCGTCTGTTGCAGGCTTTACTACGTCTTTGGCGCGTGCGTTAATTAGCTTGCGAAGCTCAGGGTCAATGTCGCGCAATTCTTTAAGCGCCTCTTTGACACCAAACACGCCTACAGATGTGCTGGTTGTCATTGTTTGGCCGCCTTGTTTAGGACTACTACCACAGTAGCCAAGTCTTTTGCCTCAAACGGGATTGCTGGCGGCCACCACCCTGTTGCTACCAAAACCTCTGCTAGTTGGCGGCGGTAGCTGCCGCGCCCGTAGGGTTTGGGTCGGTTTGGTCTACTGCCTCAATTTCCATGTCTGGGTTTTGTTTTAGCCACTCTTGCGCGGTGGCTTGCGGCATAGCGCGGCCTGATTGCTTAAACATAAAAAACGCCCACGACACCATGTCACCCATACCAATGCCACGCCCGTCAGTTACCTTGCGGTTTTCTGTGCGTTCCCACTCTGTAATGCACAACAGGTTTGTTAGCACCTCGACTGGCTCGCTGCCGGGTGTAACGGTTACACGTAGTTTGATTTTCATAATGCCTTTCTGTCTATTTGGTTTTAGGTCTTAGTTATGGGGTTACGTCTGCGCTGTAAACGCCGCCCTGAAAGATAATGTCTACGGTTTGTAGCTCGCCAAGGCTTGCGTTGATAACTGGCAGTTCGGCAAGCAGCGCCCCGGTCAAAGTAAAGCCGGGGTTTGTTGCGCTGTCTGCACCGCTGGTCGGTTTAACAACAACGGTGGTGGTTGTGCCTACCAGCGGTGCAAGTGTTGCATACGTTTCTGACGCGGCATAAGTCAACAGCAATGTCACGGTTGCTTCGTGATCGCCCAACCCTTTTACGTAGCTGCGGTCTGTCTGCCCAAACGTGGTGTTGTCTAGCGGCTCAAAACGCTGAATGACGCTCGCTGCCGTGCAAAACCCCGTAAGCGCAACGGCGTTAATAGTTACGACTGGGTTAGATAGGTACTGACTCGTTGCCATGTTGTTACTCCTCTGGTGCTGTGTTTACTTTACGGCGCTTAGACGGTGTTGCGGTGGATACTGCTACCGCCACAATAAAACCGCCTGCTACTAAGGCCTCAACGTTTACGCCTTGTTTAGGCACAAACAGGCTGCCCGGCTCGCCCACCCGGTGGCTAACAACGCGGTACTCAACGTCTGTCATGTAGTCGACGCTCTCATTTCTACGGTCAGCTCGTAGGCAGGCAGCATTACGCCACCTATTTCTAGTGTCGTTGGCCTGCCGTCTGTGACAGCCACATTTTTAGACAGGATTAACGCTGAGAGGTTAAGCAAGCTGCGCATTGCGTCAAGGTTGCTAGGGCCTAGCGTCACAATTTGTAAAGGGTAGGTCATGCGTACCGCGTTAAATGTAAACGCCGTAAATGACGGTGCGCCCAGCATTACACAGGGCGGCACAAGGTTACGGGGGTCTGTTACCACCTGCAGGCCTGTAACGGTTGTCAGCGTGGCTGCTAAATCGTCTAGCGCCTCGTTAAACAGGTCTGTGTAGGCAACAGGCATTACGACGCTGCAACGGCTGGGCGGTCAATACCTAACAGCTGTTTAATCATGGGCGATAGGCCTACGGTTGGCGCTGTTCCCATTTCGTTAAAGCTTGCAAACACGTCTATTGAGCCTCGCGCCCGGTACAGCGCACCGCCCCACATGATCGTGCCTAGCGTGACATCGCCGCTGGGGCTGGTGGTTGCGCTGTCAAAGTACCCAGCCTCGACACGCCGCCTAAACGCCATTGCGTTAACGGCTGACGCGCACACGGTCAAAAATGCGGTATCAGCTGCGGTGGCTGTGCCTATGCCTAGCCAGTCCTCAATTTGTGCTGCCGTAATCCATGTGCAGGTAACGGTAAACGTGATGGTGCCTGTGGCAGCGGTGCGGTCTACGTCTGAGCCTGCAACGGCAAACAACACCTGATTAGGTACGGCAATGTCTACGTTGTAAAGCAAATTGCCTTCGCCGTCTAAGCCAACGTATTCGTACTGTGGCAATGCGTACACGGTAAACGTGCCGTTAAACGGTGCGCCAACACCTGCAACAGTAATTGAGCGGTCAACCTCTATCTCGTTGTTTGTCAGCGTCTGCAGTACGGCGTAGCCGTCTAGTAGTTGCTTAAAACTAACCGTGTAGACGGCCATTGTTTAGCCCTCTTTTGTGTTAGCTAACGACGATGTATTTAACCATGTCGCTATCGGCAATGAATGTTGCAACGTAGCCGTAGTAGCTGAACGTGCGGCCCAATGTGCCGGGTACTTCGACTGACAGCAAGCCGCGCACCTGTTCGTAGAATTCGCAAGCTGAGCCGCGAGCCACAAACAATGAGCCTGCAGCAAAGTTGCGGTCTGCAACAAGGTTTAGCCCAAATGGGTTAAACGTGTTGGCAACCGTAATGTTTGCTGCGCCCATGCCGTTTACGCCCATAAGGCCAGCGGCACCCGTGTATGGGAATACTGGGCGCTTCTCGCCGTCACGCTGACTGCCCAATTTTTTCCAAACGTCTGGCGACACAAAAACATGGTCTGGCAGGAAGTTTGTTGCGCTCAAAATGTCGGTTGCTGCGTCATAGATAGCAGCAATAAGCGTGCTTGGGTCGTTAGCGGTAACAGTCCATGTCGAACCTGATGCGCTAGCACCAGTTGTGATGCGACTGCAGGCAAGCGCGTCACTTTGCAACATGTATTGGCCTACCAAGTCCTGCAAGATAATTTCCAATGCGGCTGGTGACGTAAAGTCAATGTCTTGCACCGACAAAGTTACTTGCCCGGCAAGCGTGGTTTTGGTAACTACGTTTGATGCAATTACGGGCGTGGTTGCGCTAACTGCCGTAAGTTCCGTTGACTGTGTTGCAACGCTTGGGTGCGTAGTCCATGTTGGGCGAATAAACGTTTTTTGGTTGCCGCCGTCTGGCATTGCGCGTGCGCCGATTGCTGACACAACAGGCCTTTGATACCCAAGATTTGCCATGACCGGGCCAAGCACGGGAACTGGCAACAAGCCGGGTGTATCGGTGGTAAGCACGTCACCTGCAGCTGCTTGCAATGCGGTTTGGTTGCTGGTCACAAAATCTTTTACTGCCGCTTGCACGTTGCGGAAACTTTCGCCGCCAATGTGATAGGCCGCCATGTATTCGCCTGCAGTTGGCAAATTAAATCGGCGCTTAGGTTGCGCTGGCAATGCTGGGGTCGGGATTGTTGCTTCGATTGCGGTGCTGGTTTCGGTTGACATGTTGGTTTTCTCCTCTGTGGTCACAGGTTCATTATGGCTTACGGGTTGAGTGTTTTGGGGGATACTTGCGGCTACGTCTGTAATGTTGGCTGCGTCACCAAATGCGCCGATAGGCACTAGCGACAGCTCTAGCCAGTCAGCGGCCTCAACAATCATGCGTTCTTCTTCGTCGTAGCTGAATTTTGTTGGGTTTACCCCTACAGAAACCTGATCTATGGTGCCGTCTAGGGCCATGATTAGCGCGTCATTGCCTAGGGTTGTGGCACTAATTTTGGCGGTAAACATCATGCCTTGTTCGGTGTCTACCCGTTCGGTTACTACGCCTACGGGCTGGCTGTGGTCGTGGTACATAAACAGCCGGGGGGCTTTGCCGTCGACTGGCAGGCTGCCGGGCATAAACATTATTTCGCTGCCGTCTGACACGGTGGCAAACACGTTGTATGGCACGGCTACGCCTGAAATCATGCGTTTGCCTTCGCCGTTGGCGGCTGTTTTGTCAACAGTAAATTCGCCTGCAATAAATTTTATCATGATTGCCTACCTTGTTGCTAGTTGCTCTTGTGTGTTTTCTTGCGGTTCGTCGGCCTGATCGGCTGCGTAGTTTTCGGCTAGGTATCCCTCTGCGTCAAATTCTACGTATGTGCCGCTTGGCAAAATGTTGTTTAGTGACAGCGTTTGGGCAATAGCCTCTGCGTACATTTTTACGCCAAAAATGTACAGGTCGGCACGGGCCTGTTGCGCTGACTGGTAAGAGTACGCGCCCGTTGCAACACCGACTAGGTACGGTGGCACGTTCGCTAGTCGAGCGCACTCTAAAGACTGGTATTGGCTTGACTCAATTAAAAGCATTTTGTCTGGGCTAGTCAATGTCTCTTGATAGTTCAGGTATTCGTTTAGGGCAGCGGTTTGGTTTGTGGCGCGTGCTGCATTAAACGACGCTGCTAAATCTGCCAGCTCTTGCGCACTCAACGGCTCGCCACCTGTTTGTTTAAGTATCCCGGCAGGAATAGCGCTCGACGCGTTGCGGTTGCGTGCAGCCTCAAGTTTTAGGGCTGTTTCTATTGCGCTAGGTGCGGCATAAATTAGGCCTTGCGCTGGGCTAAGGAATTGCACTAGGTCTTTGGGGTCTATTTGACCGCCGTTAAAATAAACTTGTTGCGACGGTGCGAACCATACCGGGCCAACCATGTCGGTAGTTGTGACGCTGCCAGCTGGCAGACGTGTGTACGTTGCTGGGTAGCCGTCAGCTGTGCGGCTAGTTATGTACCAAAAGGCCCTACCAAAAAATAGTAGATCGTCAAATGTCCAAGACATAATAAACTGGTACGGCACCGTTGGATCAGGTCGACGTAGCCAAGTGCGTGGCGCTAGCGGCACTTTTTCTAGTTGTTCACCGTTCCAAATTTCGTTGTACATTTTTAGTGGCATGCAGCCAATGACGCTTGCCATTAGGTCACGCGCCCTGTTAATTGTTGGCACGGATACTGCACGGTTGCGCGCTTCACCCTCTTGGTAGGTGTAGTACTGCCCGATCATGGCTGCACCTAACCCGGCGCTGTTGGGCGAGTAGCCGCCAGCTGCAGCGGCCTTGGTTGGCGTAGGACTAATTGCAGCCTTGGTGACGCGGTTAAATAAACCCATGCGTTAAGTATTACCTACGCCAGCGGTGTAGTAGTGGCATAGGCGCTGGCTTGCCCGACAGAATGGGTTTGTTAACACCTATGCCACCGCCGCACAGGCTAGTTAACTGGCTATGCCAAACGCTGGTTTGCCTTGCGCTTTTGGTTTACTTGCTAACGCTGTTGCCCATACGGCGCACCGGGCCAGCTCAATTGGGCCGGGTGAGCGTTGCGACGATAACGCAATGCTGTTTTGTGACCGTACCGCTACAGCCCGTTGCATGTGTTCAGCCAGCATGGTTTCGCCGCTGTGTACCACCATGCCCTGCCTAATTAGTTGCCTTACGGGGTCTGTCCATTTGACCATTTCGCCGTAGCCAACGACCTGCCTGCGACGTTCTAACGCGGTAGGCCAATGCAAGTCAATAGACGGGGTAACAGCAAACGTAATGTTTGGTTGGTCTATGTACGGTTGGGCGGCCTGCAGCATTTCGGCGTATGTGCCAACGACAAACGCAACGGTTAGGCAGGTGCGCCCGTCGGGTAGCGGCACGGCCCGTAGCCCAAAGTATCGGCTTTCGTCAACGCTGTTTTCTATGGCAAGTACACCGCCTGCAGGTACAGGTTCTAGCCACTCAAGGGCAGGCCATGTGCCGGGCTGTAGCCAACCCTGATCTGATGCAACCCAAACATTTACTGACGCTCTAAGGAATTGTGCGCGGTCAGGGTTTTGGGCTTCGGCTGCGATTGTTTCTGGGGTAAGCGTGTGGCTTAGTGCCGGGTTGCCCCAACCCCATGCCGCTGGGGTCATAGGGTCTAAATCGGGTGGCGGTGACCACTCTGCGAAGTAGTACGGGGTTGGCGTGTTTTCGTCTATTGCCCGTAGGCCTTGCTCACGCCATTTCAGCATTGCTCGACTACGTTCCGTGCCTGCCGTTGACCACATAGACAGCAACGGGTTGCGTTTGGCGCGTTGCGACGGGATTAGGCCGCCGTCAATTACCTCGCTAGAAATGTCCCAAATTTCGTCTGCCACAATAAGGTTTGGGCTCATGCCGTGACCGACTGACGGCCCGGCAGCCCTAACTATCCATTTGGTGCCGTCAGGCATAACCAGCTGGTTGCGCCCGTAAGTGTTCATGGTCGTTGCCCCAAAACGGTTTTGCAGGATTGGCGCTAATTCCTCAAACAGCATGACCGCTAAATCCAGACGGTGGGCCGTAGATAACACCAGCTGCCGTTCGCGCCGTATCTTAGGCATTTCACATAACCAAAAACCGACCAATGCCATAAGCGCAACGGTCTTACCGTTTTGCCGGGCAGTCGACGTAAGACTATTACGGTGCAAAAGGTTTAGGTCAGCGTCATGCGCAAGCTGATTGGTCAACGTGTGCAGCTGCCAAGGCATTAAATCTAATTGCAACACCTCTAAAGCCCAGCCCCCCAGATCAGCACCAAATGACCCGGCATGCTCAGCCACAGGCGTTTCTAATCGGGGCAGGTCGTGGCCAGTTGCCGCCAGTTCAGGC